GGATTGATGAAGTTACTCAGATGGAATTTACGTCTCAAGATGCCTTAAAGGGACTTCGGAACTCTATTTTTGATTACGTTACGATCCACTCGGGCGGCAGCGGGTTGATGATGAACCCCACTAAATTTGAAGTTGAGTTATTTGGCCAGATAAAAGGTGTCCCGCCTAGCATTAAAATGTCTTTGATGGATGTTATGAGAGACAATGGGATGATTGAGCCCAAGGAAATAGCCAACATACAAAAGGCTATAAAACAAATGCGTGGTGTTGAAGAAGCTTTCTCCACCGGAGACCTTGAAAGTGTTCTTTTCAAAAAACCAACCATGCAAAAACTTATGTTTACAAAGATGCTTGGTGCAACCTTGGGTCAAAAGATGCAGGAGCAAATGAACAAGACGTTGCAAAAAGTAGGGTTAGGCACTGAGGGCGGAGGCATTGGCGGCGGGATGATTGCTGCTCAAACAGGCTCTGATGCTATTCAACAGGCCATACTTCGTGGGCCGGAGAGCCTAATTGTAAAAAGCATGTCAAACTTCTTTGCACATCCCGAATTGTTGGGACCGATGCTGAAAGAAATAAATACCAAGAACCAAGCGGACGAGGCAATGAAAGCCTTGTCAGAAGGTTTTGCCGCGGTGGCGCGTCAGGCGGGCCGTCGTCTTCCTTACGCAACGCGGTACATTACTGATGAGGATGACAACACTGTCGCTGACCCCGTTGTAGAACCGGTCATTGAAGAGGCTGTTGCTCCTTCCGTAACGCCCATAAGGCCGTTACCGGAATCTTTAAATCTCCCTGTTCCTGTTATTGAACAAGGGTCACTAATGCCTACAGGGGCTCCCACCCCAGTAGGTCCTGCGCCTCTCTCTATTCAGCAAGCCTCTGCGGCCCCCGGGCCAACCCTACAAAACTCTGGGCCTGTTGACAGAGAGAGGTACGCAGCCTTATTTCCAAATGATAGCACGACACAGTTGATGAACAGTGGTATCGGTAGTTTAGCGTAGGGGAGCAGCAAACATGTCAATTTTACAATATGCGTCCCCTACCGGTGAGTATTCTTCATACGACCGAGACATCTTTGAGGACTATGACAACCGTATCGGCACCTATAATAAGGCGTTGACCGATTACAAAGCGCTGGCCGAGCCGTATCAAGGTTTGGTTGACACGCATAATATTGACATTGGGGCTTACAACACACAGCTAGACAAGTATAAATTGGATGCTGCGGCGTACAATAAAGCTGTTGAGACTTACAACGCAAACCCCACCGGCACATTTACTGCCGTCTCCCCGGGTCAGTTCACAGGCGTTATGCCTATCTTTCAAGGTGGCGAGGCACCGGTGGCTCCCGAGGACCCCGGTTTTTCAGGCGCGGACGTTGACGAGTTTGTTGCAGCGGCAGGCGAGAGAGCCCAAGCGACGGCAAACATTCAAGCAACGGCTCAAGCGGTAATGACCGACCCTACTCAAACGTATAGAACCAAAGCCGGGGACGTTAATCTTGGCGGTATGGCGGGGTTTGGGAGTGAATCGATGGCAGGTTTAGCTGGTTTAGCTGGGTTCGCGGACGGCGGCATAGTACAAAACTTTGCAGGAGGCGGAGAGGCCATGGAATCACCTTATGCGGACCCTATGAAAAGTAACAACATGTTACCCCCCACGTCACCAATATTTGCGCCTCAAGTTGCGCAACAACAAGCCGAGATGCAACAATTTCCACACAGTGGCATGGGGCCCAGTGGCGGCTATCCTGCATTTGTAAGTGAGCAACCGCAAATCTCGGACCTTCCGGCCCTAGAAAATCAACAGGAAGCCTTTGCTGCGGAAGATCGTGGTGGATTAGGCGGCTTGTTTGGTGGGTTGTTTAGTGGCGGCGATGGCGGCGGACTACAAAAGGCTACTGCCGCCAAACCACAAGTGCAACAGTCCGCTCAAGTCGGACGTGGACTAGATCAATTCCAGCAAATGATGCAAATGAGGCAAGGCTTTGACCAGCAAATGGGCGGAATGCGTGGCGCTCCGTTAGAGAATTACAAACAATACTTAAACCAAACGTACACCGGTCCTGAGATGCAGGAAGCAAGCGCGGCTTTGAGCGGCGCATTAGAAGGTCGTGTAGACGAGTTTGTAGGTATGGTAGACGAAGCCGAACGCGCTCACTTTGATGCCGAAGAAAGTTTTGGCTTTGGTGGCGGCCCAATGTCCGGCGGCGGCAACCCACTCGGCGGCGGTAGGGACATTCAGAGGGCCGCACTGATGCAACGAGGACAGGGCCAAGAGGATCAGATGCCGATGCAAGGTCTAGGCTCTGCCATAAATAATTTTCAGATGTTCGAAGATGGCGGCAGGGTTGAAGCGCGGCCCCCGGAACGCGGACCAACGCCCGATGTCTACATGGAAGAGGGCGGCCAGACTGCTTTTGCGCCAGCTAGTGACGAGGCGTTAACTAGAACACGTCAAAAAGTAATCAAAGACTACGGCTTTGACCCGTTACAGATAGCTCGGGAAGAGGGCGTTGATCCAGAACTCTACCTTCGTGTTATGCACCAAGAGAGCAAGGGCGATGCTTCGGCTGTAAGCTCTGCGGGTGCCCGTAACTTAATGCAAATTATGCCCGCCACCGCCGCAGATTTGGGTATCAAAGACTTAGATGACCCTCTTGCAAACGCACGGGGCGGCGCTCGTTACTTGCTCCAACAACTAAACGAATTTGGAACGGTGCCCTTGGCCCTTGCTGCGTATAACGCGGGACCCGGCAACGTAAGAAAATACAAAGGTGTGCCTCCGTTTGACGAAACACGGAAGTATGTCTCTATCATTCATGGTGTATCAGCAGGGGAAATACTGCCAAATACAAACGATTTCTTTAGAATGAACCCGGATGAAGACCCTATGAGTAAGCCACCGAGCCGACCCGAAGGTCTGGGGACACCGGATTTTGAGCCTATGCAAAGAGCCGCCAGCGAATACCTTATGGCGGATCAACCGCAAGAAGCTCCAATGCCCGAAGCACCCGTTATGAGACCGGAAGTACGGCAAATGAATCCCGAAGAAGCGGCGCAAGAAGGCATCGGAGATGCTTTCTACAAACAATATGCCGCCTATGATTACGAAAAAGGCCCTCGCTAAAGCAGCCAGTCCTTGGCATCTTCCCCAAGGACTTGGCCCGCGATGTCTATCTTTTGACGTAACGCTTTAAGTATCTTCTCATCAATAGTCCCCGGGGAAACTAGGTCAATATAAGTTACCTTGTTTGTCTGGCCAATGCGGTGGGCACGATCCTCCGATTGCAAGCGTATCTCCAAGTCATAACTGTTGCTGTAGTATACAACTGTATTAGCGGCAGTTAGCGTAATGCCGTATCCACCCGTCCGGGGCTGGCCCACAAAGAACCGAAGCGGGCTTTCTTTGTCTTGGAACTTCGTGACAATATCTTGACGCTCGTCTTGCGGCGTACCGCCATAATAAGTTGCGACCGAATCGGGCCCGAAACGGTCGCGCAAGGCATCGGCTATCTGTTGGATGTCGTGAGTCCATGACGCCCAAATGATTGCTTTACCTTGTACTTCATCGGAGATGTCGAGTAATTCGCTCAAGCGATTGTTCGCAAGAGGCTGTATCTCGCCCTCATCCGGCTGCAAAAACCCGCAGCATATCTGGTGTAAACGCATGACTTGCGTCAAGACGCTTGCAGTAGTGGCTAAGTCTCCACTTTCAAACTTGGCTAGTGCCAGTTTCTTCATCTGAGTATACAAGCGGGCCTGCTCGGCAGTCAACTCTACCTCACGACGGAGATAAACCTTCTCTGGCAGGTCTAGGCAGTCCTCTTTTAGGACCCGGTTGCTGAAGGTATCAAGCTTGACAGACAACTCGTCTAACCGGCGATACCCTATAATTTGTTGGAAGCTACGGTGGCCCATCGTTTTTCTCTGGACGTTGGCATACCGTGCTTGAAAGGCAAAGAAGCTGTTAAAGCCCAGCGCTTTCTCTTTTAAGAAGTCACACTGGCTGAACAAATCCAAGGGGCTTTTGGTAATCGGAGAACCCGTCAAGATGCGGCGGTACTTAGACAAGCGCTGTAATCGTGTGATGTTCTTGGTCCGCGAAGCCTTACGGTTCTTGATGGTTGTGCTTTCGTCTACAATGACGATATTCTCAGGGTTCTGGTACAAGAAAGCTTCCGCGGCATCGGTCCCGCGTGACGTAGAGAAAGCCTCAATGTTCATAACAAAGATTTTAATACCACTGTACTTATCTACTATGAAGTCGGTCAGCAGTCGTTCTTTCTTAGCCCCTCTGGCGGGCGTCCAACGCATTACATGTCGTTTGATGCGGTCCGGCAAATGAGCCGGTATCTCGTTTTTAACCCAGTTATCATAGACACCTTTAGGCGCTACTACCAAGGCACTGTTGATTTTACCCGCCTCAAAGAGACAGGCCATAGTATCAAGGGCCACCTTGGTTTTTCCTGTGCCCATTTCCATGAACAACGCATAATATTCCGCGGCCCACGACTCTTCCAGCGCGTCGCGTTGATGGTCATATGGTTCCGTCTTAAACTTAAATCCGTGCATTTTGCCCCCCATTAAATAACTACTTGACTTGGGCTAGTTATAAGATCATATACATATTTGTCAAGGCCCGAAAGGTGCCTTTAACCACGAAGGAGAAACGCGATGAGCGATGACGTACTAAAGATGATGGAGCAGGACTCAGGTCAAACTGGTTCATTAGTTGACAAGGTGGATCAGGAGGGCCTTGTCTCGGTAGCCGCCTTGGCCCGAAAAATCCGCGAAGAAGAGTTTTATATTGACGATCTTGAGACAGACCTCAAGGCTTCTAAAGATAAGCTCAGAAAACTTACCGACGACGAAATGCCTTCAATGCTCGCAGAGATTGGCATGTCTTCTTTTTCCTTAGATGACGGTTCTACCGTTGAGGTCAAAGCAACCTACGGGGCTTCAATCCGCGTAGATAATCGACCACAAGCCTACGAATGGCTGCGTGACAACGGGTATGATGACATTATTAAAAACACTGTCGAGTGCCAGTTTGGGCGGGGCGAGGACGATCAGGCAAACGCTTTTGCGGCTTTTGCAGCGCAACAGGGTTATGTCCCTGAACAAAAAACAGCAGTTCACGCTCAGACGTTAAAGGCTTTTGTAAAAGAGCGCGTCGAGGCTGGTGATGATTTTCCAATGGAACTATTTGGTGCGTTCGTAGGTCAACGTGCTGTCATTAAAAGGAGCAAATAAGATGAGTAAAGCAGTAGCTAAAGTAGCGGAAACAGAAGTGTCCACAGAAGTAACAGCGTTTGACATTTCTATGTTTGAAGACGATGCCGGTAAAGGCATGGAGAATTTGGGGACAGAAGACTTAGCGCTTCCTTTCCTTAAAGTCCTTTCGGGTAATAACTCCGAACTGGATACCCATGAAACGGCTCGTAAGGGTGACATTTACAACAGTGTTACAGGAGTTGCTTACAAAGGTAAGGAAGGTGTGAGGGTTATACCTTGTTCTTATCAGCGTAGGTTCATTCAATGGGCCCCAAGAGGTGAAGGCTCCGGAGGTCCGGTGGCAATATATGAGCCCGGTCAAACACGTCCAGAAGCTGTTCGCGATTTTGATAAGAACGGTGACAACAAAGATTACCTGACCGACGGTTCCGGTCATTACATCGAAGAAACAGCGCAACACTTTGTTTTACTAATAAACGAAGACGATAGTATTGAAACGGCGCTGATTGCCATGAAGTCTACGCAACTTAAAAAGTCGCGGAAATGGAATAGCATGATGATGTCTCGGTCCATTAAAGGTAAGAACGGACCGTTTACCCCACCTCGTTGGTCACACGTTTACCATATGAAAACTGTGCCCGAAGGTAATTCTAAGGGTGATTGGCACGGTTGGGAAATGTCACTTGAAGGTCCTGTGACAGACGCCAATGTATATAACCGTGGTAAGGCATTTGCTGAAAGCATCTCATCAGGTGATGTGGTGGTGAAGCACACGGAAGAAGGCAGTAACGATAGCAAACCGGCTCCTGCGGGCGGTGAAGTGCTAAAAGACGAAATACCGTTTTAAGTTATCAACGTGGCGGGGTCTAGGCTCCGCCACTTCTTTTTCCGCAGGGGGCATCCATGTCAATACAAAAGTTTATGGCTATCTTTGATGGCCTCAAAGAAGCTCACGGCTATTTTAAGATAGAAACAACCGGTTCTAACGGTAAGGCCAAGGGTAAAGCAGGTGTTCTTAAAGCACCACGGACCACGAAGCTTTGGGAAAGCCACCTCTCCGGTGGTGGTACTGGCCTCGGCATTATCCCGATTAACGAGGATAACATGTGCGTTTGGGGATGTATCGACATCGACCAATATCCGCTGGATCACAAACTGCTTGTTGAAAAGATACGTCGGCTGAAGTTACCTTTAGTCGTATGCCGTTCTAAATCCGGTGGAGCGCACTGCTTCCTGTTCTCTAAAGAATGGGTTTCAGCAAAGGACATGCAGAAATCTCTGCAAAGTTTGTCCGCGGCTCTCGGTTACGGCGAAAGCGAAATATTCCCAAAGCAAATTAAGCTGCACTTAGACCGTGGTGACGTAGGTAACTTTCTTAACCTGCCATACTATGACCATGAAAACGGTCTGCGGTACGCATTTCTTGATGACGGCACCTCGGCTACCATCGAAGAGTTTATAGAATTATACGAAAGATATGTCCAAACTCCAGAAGAAGTCGTTAAGCTACAAGTAGTAGGTGGCGGAGAAGCTGACCTTATGAAGGACGCCCCGCCGTGCTTGCAAATACTTTGCAAAGCAAGGATTAGCGAAGGCGGGAGAAATAATGGGTTATTCAACATCGGGGTTTATCTACGCAAAGCGTATCCGGACAGTTGGGAATCAGAAATACTACGCTACAACATGGAGTACCTGTCTCCGCCACTGCCGTTGCCAGAGGTCAACATAGTCGCAAAGCAAGTACAGCGCAAAGATTACGCTTACAAATGTTCCGACGCTCCAATCAATTCACACTGCAACAAGGAACTGTGCCGAACCCGTAAGTTTGGCATAGGAGCGGCTGTGGCAGGGGCTACAATAGCCAACCTGCGTAAGTACAACTCGACACCGCCTGTCTGGTTTATGGACGTTAACGGCGAGCCCCTTGAGTTAGACACCGATGGTCTTATGAGCCAGCCCTTCTTCCAAAGAGCCTGCATGGAGCAGCTTAACTTCATGCCGCGCTCAGTTGCCAAGAACCAGTGGGAAGGACGCATCAGTACGTTGATGAACGAGATGCGCGATAACGAAAGCGCCATCATTGAAGTGGCACAAGACGCAAGCATCAGCGGGCAATTCTACGACTACCTCGAAGAGTTCTGCCGCCACCTACAGCAGGCGCAAGATAAAGAAGAGATACTGCTCCGTCGCCCTTGGACCGACGAGGAGAGGGGAATAACATACTTCCGTCTTAAAGACTTTGAGAACTTCCTTAAAAAGAATAAGTTCTTTGAATATAAATCTCACAAGATAGCCCAGCGCCTTCGGGACATTAACGGAGAGAGCGTTGTCTTGAAGATAAAAGGAAGGTCTGTACGAGTTTGGCAGATACCGTCGTTTGAAAGTGCAGACATAGACCTCGAACCACCTAAGTTTGGTTCCCAACAGGAGGCCCCGTTCTGATGACCGTAAAATTTTTTGATAAAATGTCCAAAAAGATGCAGGACGCTTATAAAGGCCCGTCAACAGAATGGCCAACAGCAATGCAGTTTAAAAAGATGAGAAACAAAGAAATTGTGCGGCTTGTTGATAAGCAACATGTGACCATGACGGCTATTGCCAATTGGTTTGGCATCTCTAAGCAAAGAGTGCAGCAAATCTATTCCCGCGAGAAAGAAGAAGATGTTTAGGATATTTGGACCTCCGGGTACAGGTAAGACAACGACGTTGCTAAACATGGTGGACGATGCCTTTGAGAAGGGCGTTCACCCGCACAGAATTGCCTTCCTAGCCTTTACGCGCAAAGCCGCTAACGAGGCCCAAGAGCGGGCCGCTGTGCGCTTTAACCTTGATCCGAAGAAAGACCTAGCCTATTTCCGGACGCTGCATTCTCTGGCGCTTACAATGACTGACATCCGCCCAGAGCAAGTTATGCAAGAGTCTAACTACCGGGAGCTAGGGACGGCCATTAACGTAGTGTTAGGCGGGTCCAAGAACACAAGCTTTGATGAAGATGTCCCAAGCATGGTGGCGGGAAGTGACCCTATCCTTGGGCTAATTAACTTAGCACGGTTGCGGAAGGTGGGACTGCGCGAGCAATACAACATCAGCAATATCGAACAGGATTGGAACACGGTTAACTACGTCGATAGTTGCCTGCGCGAATACAAAGACAAGATGGGTATGTACGATTTTACTGACATGCTCTCCGAGTTTATCCGCCAGTCCGATAAGTATTGCCCGCAGTTCGACCTGTGCTTCCTAGACGAGGCACAAGACTTGAGCCCTCTTCAGTGGGACATTGCGCATATCCTAGATAAAAACTCCGACCGGATGTACGCGGCGGGAGATGATGACCAAGCAATCTACCGCTGGGCAGGGGCTGACGTAGACCAGTTCATTACTTTACCGGGCGGGTCAGAGACACTTTCGCAGTCTTACCGCGTTCCGCAATCCGTACATAAACTGGCAGAGAATGTCGTGCGTAGAATTGCAAACAGGTTTCCCAAGAGCTACGAGGCAAAGAGCGAGCCCGGCAAAGTAACCCGGATCAATTCCGTAAACTCCCTAGACATGTCGCACGGCTCTTGGCTTATCCTAGCGCAAGCAGGTTATCAGTTGAGCCCCGTAGCAAATGATTTAAAATCAGTAGGTTACCTGTTTACCCACCGTGGACACCGTTCGATCAGTGAGAAAATATCCGACGCAGTGAACGGCTGGGAGCAATTAAGGGCGGGGAAAGAAGTGTCCGGCGAGGTTGTTCGTAAGATTTACAACTTCATGTCTATCGGCAAGCGCGTCCAACGGGGCTATAAAAAGTTGCCGGGGATGGAAGACGAGGACATGGTTAACATTCAAGGCTTGTTTGTTAACCACGGACTTCTTGCTACAAAGGACATGATCTGGTCCGAGGCTATGGACAAGCTACCCGAGACGGACCGAGCCTACGTTACGGCTTTGTTACGACGAGGGGAGAAGTTTAATGGCGTCCCCCGGATTACGTCGTCCACGATCCACGGGTCAAAGGGCGGAGAAGCGGATAACGTTGTACTGTTCACGGACCTTAGTCCCGCAGCGGACGAAGCAATGAGGCTTAACCCAGACGATACCCACCGTGTGTTCTACGTCGGCATCACACGGACCAAGGAAAACTTATACATTGTCGATGCAGAAGATATGTCAAGGAGCTACGAATTATGAAGAAAGTCACATGGACCCAGTACAAGGGTATGGTGGAAGCGATTGATGAGCAGGGGTTTGTTTCAGACATCGAGTCCTACCGTGTTCGATCAAAGTGGTTAACTACCTCGGACGAAGACCTGCCTGCCCTCA